GGCGTCCGGGCGGATATCCGAAGCGGCCTCCGCCTCTTCCGCCACGGCGTCCGGGCGGATATCCGCAGCGGCCTCCGCCTCTTCTGCCACAGCATCCGCAGCGTAGAGCGCCGCGTCCTTCGCGGTGATCGGCGTGGAGACCCAGCCGGACTTAATCGCGCCCTGGATCAGCGGGTGCTGAGCAGCCGCGTCCGGGATCTCGCCGATATAGTCGCGCGGGATCCGGATGAGAGACCCGTCAGGCAGCGGGACATCGAAGCTCCTTTTCGATACGATGAACATCCTGTGTCCTCCTTTTGTGCATGAAAAAGGCGGCCCTCTCGGGCCGCCTCAGCGGTTACCAGATCAGACGCCGTCCACGTACCGGATGGTCTCCTTGTAGAAGATCTCGGTCTCGGAGATGTTGCCGGCGTACGCGGTGTCGTAGGAGAAGCGCTCCGCGTTCGGGGTGGTCATTGCTCTGGTGAGCGGGACCAGCTCGTCCACGGCCACGTAGCGCTCCTTGTTGCAGTAGACCACCATACGGTCGACGCCGCCGGCTCCGGCGCCCTTGCACCAGGCAGTCGCGCCGATGAAGAGATCCGCGCCGTTCTTCGCGGCCACGTTGTTCTCCAGGAGGAAGGTCAGGATGGTCTTCTCGGCCAGCTGCCCGATCCGGGTGGTCGCGAGGTAGTTGTACTGCTCATAGGGCAGCAGGATGTGGTTCGGGATCGCGTCGAGGTCGTACTCGGCAGCGGCCCAGGCGGCCAGGATGGCACCGTTGATGTCCGCCAGGATCTGATCCGGGGTCAGGGCGCTGAAGTTGCCGGTCGCTGCGCCGATGGTGACGTCCGGGTCATTCAGCAGGCCGGTGGTGCCGTAGCGGGCGAAGCCGGCGTACACGTTCTCGTCCATGTGCTTGTCGTAGGCGAGCCGCAGGCCGTCACGGAGCAGGGTGTCGATGTTTCTGCCGGTGAGGTTGCCTCTCTGCATATCGACCCAGAAGATGCGGGTGCCCGCGCTGATCACGTGGGTCTTGTAGAGGTCCTTCCCGAAGTCAGCCTGCACCAGCGGGATGCCGTCGGTAGAGGCGGACTGGATCAGGCCGTCACCAGATCCACCGGTCAGGCCATAGCCGACGTTCATGGCGCTGACGTACTCAGCCCAGCCTCCGCCGACTCTGATCGGGATGTCGCGGGTGTAGGTGTAGGAGGTCAGGGGAGTCCTGACCAGCATGTCTCTCTTCTCAAGCTCAGACACCAGGAAGGCCTGGCCGGATGCGATGCCGGCGGCGTCCATGGTGATCGGCTTCGCGGTATCTCCGCCGGCGAAGCCGAGCGGGAAGGTGCCCATAGACTTAAAAGCCATAGCTTTCTCCTTTCTTCTTCACGCGTCAGGCGTGCAGGGTGGTCAGGATCCGGACCTCGGCGACGCCGTTGGCATCCGCCGCGCCCTTCCACTTGACGTTGGTCAGTTTCACGGAGTTGGCGCCGTCAGCGGAAGCCTCGAAGCCGCCCACGACGGCGGCCGGGATGGAGGCGTTCGCCGCGACGCGGAGGTAGACGTCACCGTCCAGGGCGGGCGTGCCGTTCTGGCAGATCACGTTCGCGCAGCCTCTCTTCAGGACCGGGACGGCGTCATTCGCGACGTAGCTGCCATCGTTCTGGTTGAGGTAGCTGGTAGCGCTCTTGGTCTCGCGAAGCGCGATGCCGACGAAGTCAGCAGCAGTCGCAGAGCTTCCGGGGACGGTCACCGCTCCGGCGGTGCCATAGACCACGCCCTGGCCGAAGACGATGGCGCCTCCCGCCGGGTGGGTGTCGATGATGGTGTCAGGCTGCCGGGAGTAGGATCCCGCGTAGCCGTGCAGCATGGTTTTTCCAATGACCTGTGCCATGGTCAGACCTCCTTCTTCTTCAGGTGAGGATTCCGGGCATCATAGAGCGCCTGGACGGCGTCCAGATCAGCGGCCGGGGTCCTCTGGTTCTTCTTCGCGTTCGCCTGGGCGGCCTTCGCCACTTTGGCGGCGTCGCTGACGGGCTGCTTCTTGCCGGTGGTGACCAGCAGCAGGGCGTCAGAGACGGCCTTCCGCTGCTTCTCATCGGTGATCTGGGCGATCGGAGCTCTCAGGGCAGTTATGATCTCCTTCGCGGTGGCAGCGTCCATGCAGCCTGCTCCGGCGGCCTCTTCGTCCATCTCCTCAGCGGGGACGACGTGGGCTTCTTCTTCGTCCGCAGCGGGGTCTTCCGCCTCTTCAGCGGGCTTCTCATCGCCTGCGGGCTCCTCACCGTGCAGCTTCTCCTCGATCAGATCGAGAGCAGCCTCGATCGGATCCTCGTCAGCGGGTTTCTCCTCCTCGGGTGCCTTCGGGGTCAGCATGGCGATCAGCTGATCCAGCTTTCCGCCCACTCCGTCAATGCTCTCGAAGAGCTTCTTCTGGTAGTCGGTGTCCTCATCCGCTGCGGGCGCAGGCGCCGGCTGCTCTTCCGGCTTCTCGCCCTCCGCAGGATCGACGTCAAGAGCGTCGGCCGCATCCATGGCGAGCTTCCGGACCTCTTCATCCGACTTCCCGGAGGCAGCCAGGCCGAAGAGGTGCAGAAAAGTGTTCTTTTTGCTCATGGGTTTCCTTTCTGGCGTCTCCGCCGGTTTGTATTTTGAGTCCATGATGGAGGCCCGCTCTCCCGCTCTGCCCTCGGTCACGAGCGCCACATGGTTGCCTCTGATGTCTTTCTGGGTCAGCGTGCCATCGCCGTTGTCGACGTACTCGCACTCGTACCCGCAGCTGATCTGCCGCTTCCCGCCCTGGACGGCGCTGATCGCGTCGGCGTCCTGGATGTGCAGATCCGCGACCAGATAGTCAGCCCACTCTCCGGATCCGCGCCGCACGTTCTGCACATGGCCGACCCGATAGCCGGAGACGTTATCCGGTGTCAGCTGGACCGGCGGGTGGTCGTTGGTCAGCGGCTTCCCCTCGAAGCTGGCGATCGCGGCCGGGGAGAAGACCTCTTCTTCCGGTCGGAGCACCTTCACGATGCCGCCGCCGGACCTGCCGACCTCATCGGCCATGTAGTCCTGCTCCCCGGTCCGCGCGATCGGCACGTTCCGGCAAATCAGAAAGCCCTCGCCGGTCTCGATCTGGTGAGGGCTGATCACGGTGCCGTAGTAGGTGATCATGTCTGCCTCCTCGCGGCTCTGTACAGCCGCTCCCACTCCTTGTACTTCTCATCCCCCGCCGCCTTATGCTTCAGGAAGGTGTCGAGGGTCTTCGGTACTTTGTCGCCCAGGGCCTCCCGGTAGCGCTCCCACTGGTGCAGATCGTTCCGGTACTTTGCCCTGGTCCGCTCCTTCTCCTGGAAGGCCTCCCGCTGCTTCTTCGACCGGTAGTCCATGTCGAAGGGCCGCTTATCCGGGCTGGAGAAGTCCCGTTCCTTCTGGATCTGCTTCTCGGTCTTTCCCTTCTCGGTCCACTTGACCAGGGTGTGTAGGCAGTTCGGGTGTATGTTTAAAAAACTGTTGCTGAGGTCGTCCGGGCCTGCCGGGTCGATCTTCCCGAAGGCAGCGACCAACGGCGGATAGTTTGGATTCGCCCCGCTCTTCGAATACACCCGGCCCTCGTAGGCCGAGCAGATCGGGCAGGTGGATCCGATCGCCAGGATCTTGTAAAGGTCGTGCTCGTCCTCAGTGAGGACCGCAGAAACCTGGGCCTGGCGGACCGTCGTCCGGACCGCCATGGCGCCGTAGTCCTTCAGGCTCCACTCCCGGCCGGCCTTATCCACGAAGGCCGTGATCCCGGTGTTCTCGATGCTCTTCACGATCTCTGAGACCGTCGTCATGGATCCCCGGCCTGCTGCCTGGGCCTCCGCCGCCGCCGTGAGGACCGGCGCCCGGAAGACGTCCGGGGAGGTCCTGCCGATCAGCAGAAGCTTCGACGCTGTCGACTGGTACGCGGTCTCGGCCATCTCCTCGATCTCTCCGAGGAGGTTGTCCGTCAGCTGCTCGATGACCTTCAGCCGCGTCGGTGACGCCATCGCGCGGGCATTCGCGTATCCAGCCCGGGCCGCTTCGCCCTTGTAAAACTCCCGCTCGATGGCGAGCGGCACATACTCGGAGCTCTTTTTGGTCATGCCGAGCAGCGTCTTCCGGACGCGCTCCAGGGCCGCGAGCTCCGCATAGTCCACGTAGCCCTGCTCCCGCTTCCGCGTGATCTCAGCGATCAGCTGCTGCTCGGTTAAAGTAAAGAGCCGGACCAAAAAGGCCGCGGCTCCGTTTCTGTTTGGTGCTACGATCCGGGGCGGCATCAGTCACCACCGCCCTCCTCAGCCGGCAGCGGCTCTGGCTCCGGCTCAGCGTTAAAAAGCCCCGCCATCGGGTCCAGCATGGACCTGGTGCTGGTAGCTGTGACGCCCTTCCCCTCCTCGGCCAGCTCATCCGGGAGTTTACCGAAGAGTCCCGTCTCGGCGTCAAGAGCCTGCAGCTCCTTCCGAGCCGTGGACTGATCGAGCAGGTCGCTCTGGTATGCCTGCACGATCGCGCTGGTCTTCCGCTGGGCGACGTCCGCGATCTGGAGCGCGTCAGGCGTCTCCATGGGGGCGAAGTCGATGTCCAGGTCGTCCGGTATCTGCCCCCACGCAGAGAGCGCGAGGATCGGCAGGAGGCGCTCCAGGATGCCCCGGAAGGCCGTGTCGCGGATGCTGTCGATGTAGTCGTAATAATTCTTTAGGTCACTCTCTCCGGTCGCATTAAGGCCCGCAGGAGAGCGCCCGAAGAGCTTCGTGACCGGGATCCTCGCGGCGCCGGCCACGTCCATCATCATCCGGTCGTATACGTCCGCGATGCCTGCGAAGGTGTACTGCCTCTGGGTGATGCTGTCGCCCTTCCGGACCAGCCGCAGCCCGAAGTTGGACTCCACGATGGACTGGGCCTGCATGACTGCCCAGAAGCGCCGCTGCATCTCTGCGTTAGCGGTGCCCAGGAGCTGGTCCAGAGCGTCGGTCTCCATGGTGCTGACGTTCGCCCGGAAGGTTAAGGCGGCGATGTTCGCCGCGACGTTATCGTGGCGGACGATGTCCTGATAGATGGCCTCGATCTCAGACTCGCCCCAGTACTGCTCCGTGATCTGCTCCAGCCAGGGAAGCTCCCGACCCATGAAGCGGATCACCCGGCTGTGGTGCACGTTCGCGACCATCTGTCCCCGCTCCTCATCCCGGATCGTGTAGTACTCCGGAAGACCGAAGTCGTCATCCTCCGGATCCGTCACCAGCTCGGAAGACGGGTAGATGCCCGTCCAACGGTCCAGGATCTGGAGGCCCAGGAAGCTGTCCGGCAGGATCGTGTCGAGGTCGAGCGGCTTGCTCAGGTCGTCGTGGCCCTTTATCATGATGATCCCGGCGGCGCCTCCATAAAGGCGGCCCCAGTACATCCCCTTCTTGATGGACTCGCGCAGGTGGGTCTTCCGCTCCAGGCGGACCAGGCGGTCCACCAGGTCGGGAGACGCTGCGGTCTTCAGCTCGTACCACTTCCGGATGATGTCGTCCGGGATCAGCGCCACGACGTTCTGCACCACCCAATTCTCGCGGTATAACGTGGTCAAAAGCTGATAGTTCTGCGTCATGCGCGTGGCCACGTACTCCGTGCCCTGCGTCAGGTCCATCGTGCCAAATCCAAGCCGAGCGGCCGGGTTGCTGAAGGCATCCGCCGCCGGCATTCTGGCCTCATCGACGACAGGTCCCCGTCGTCTTCTTCGTCTGCTCATGCTGAGATCCTCCAGTCTGGCAAGCTGTTAATCTGATATCTGAGAGCGTCTGGGCCGTGGTCCCGCGCTTTGATTGGCTTTTCATCTCCGATCAGCCCCGCTTTCTCATCCCAGGCGTAGCCCTGCAGCTCCTGGATCAGACCGGTACACCGTCGGTGGATCCGGATCTGCCGCAGCGCAAAAAGAGACGCGGTCCTCCGGATCCCGTCCAGGACGTCATTGACTCCCTCCTTCACGTAGAGCCCGCGGCTGCTCAGCTCCGTGATGAAGCTCTTAGCTGACGGGTCCACGATGATCGGGCATTGCCGGGACGGATCCGAGCCGACGAAGTCCACCATGGCGTCGGCGTACTGGGCGTCCGTCCGGTAGGGCATCGCGCTCCGCTTCGCCTCGTCGCTCTGGCTGTCCCAGCGCCACTCGTTGTCGATCCAGATCACCTTCCCGTCGTCCCAGATGTCCAGGAAGACGCAGGGGTTCGTGGTGCCATAGTCGCAGGCGATCGTGCGGTACGCTGTGTGGTACAGAGCAATCGGGCGGCTGCTGTCGTCGTAGTAGTTCTCCTCGGTGATCATCGGATAGATCAGACCCTCAGCCAGGGCCCACTTCCCGTCGATGTATCGCGCGTAGTAAACGGTCCCCGCATACTCGCGGCAGAGGTTCTCCACCACCTTCCGCGGTAGGTAGGGATTGTCGAAAAGCGTATAGTGCTGGATGTAGGCGTCCAGGTCCTCGCGATCCATGAAACGCTTCAGCCAGTGCCCCGGGTATTCGGGGTTGAAAGCTCCGTCGAAGCAGCTGTAGTCCTGATCCAGACGAGATTGGAGCATCGCGAAGACTTCCGGGTGCCACTTCGCGACCTCGTCGCCGTAGCAATACTTTATGCTGGATCCTTGTAGCTTCGCGACTTGGCTGACCTTCTCAGCCCCGAGACAATAGACCGGCACGCCGCAGACCATCGCGACATTCTCACTGTTGATCTCCCCCACCAGGGCGTCCGTGTACATATCCCGCATAGGCTGCAGGACGTTACGCTCGATCGTGGACTTTGAGACGCCCAGGATGACGTTGAGGCCCTTCTCTGATCTCAGGGATCGGAGCCTCCAGGGGATCATGTGGGTCACGTCCACGTAGCTTTTCCCGGAACGGACTGCGCCGACCTTGAAGTTCCAGCGCCGGTTGGCGTTCCGGATGTATTCATTTTGCTTGGCGGTTAGCATTTTTAATATTCTCCGCGAGGATCGCGTCCAGCTTGTCCAGGGCCGTGGTGTCCGTGTACTCCTGCTTGTCCCGCCACTGCTCCGGCTTCCGGTTCTTCAGCCAGAAGATCTGTGCGGTCACCTGGGGAGGGACGAAGATCTCCTCCTCGACCGTGATGTACCTCTCCCGCTCGGCGATCTTCTTCCCGGTCTTCGGGTCATAGTCGATCTGCTTCACCTTAACGGGCTTCCGCACCGTCTTCGTGAAGCCGATGGCGCTCATGTAGAGCGCGTTCTCCACCACGCGGTCCGCTGCGTCCTTGCCCTGGCTCAGGGCCTCCGCGATCGCTGCGTGGCGCTTTTTCCACTCCCGCAGGGTGGAGCAGCTGACACGCATATTCTTCGCGATGTCCTTGTCCGTCAGGCCGTCCCGTGCCCAGCCGCGGATCCGCAGCAGGCCGTCCTCG